GCTTCAGAGTCCTCAGACTCTAAAACTTCTTCAGAGGATTCCTCTTGGATTTCCTCTTCAATTTTTTCTTCTTTTGAATCTATTTGTTCAAGCCCTGATTTCAAGGTCTGAACAAAAGTATTCTGTTGAGCACCAACTAATACTGGACTAACTTCCCAGACTTTAACATCTTTCAAAAATCTAACTTCTTTCTCTTTTCCTTTTTCATCAGTAATAGTTCCTTTTTCTGAGTCTAAAACTTGGAAGCCATAAGAAAATTGTTGCATATCTGCCATAGCTTTAACTGTTTCATAGGCTTCTCTCCCTCTTTCAGTAGGTAGGAAGTATCCTCTAAAGACTGCTTTATTTCCTGCATTTTCTAATGTTCCTCTGCCTACAGGTTTACTCCAGTCGTGATTCCAAACTAAAGGGATCTTATTGTCTGCATAACCAGACTTCAAAGCTCCCGGAAGTGTTATATCGTTATCTGAATCAATCTTGTCATATAAGGAAAAGACTGCCTCCATGTATCGTTTTTCTCCCTCTTCTTTTAATTCTATAGAGGAAGTTTTGACTTCTAAGTCCTCTGGTCTATTTTGTTCACTCATTGATAATCTCCACAAAAGCTTCTGTACATCTACAGTTTATTACTAAATCTGCCGGAGCTTTTGGATCTCCCGGAAAATCTAGCTTGTGTCCATTATACATATAAAAGCTATCCATAGGCACTCTTTGATTGTCTAAGATGATATGAGCCTCCCTTACTCTGTCATCTCTCATAGATACCCATTCCTTTTCTAAAGTTTTACCTGTTGCCTTAGCAGCTCTTTCTCTTGCCCAGCTTGTAGCCTTTAACGATTCTGTTCTAGCTATTACTTTGGCTCTTCTAAGAGATTGTCCCCCTAGAGTCTTATTAATTCTATTAGCTAAATCATCAAAGAACTTCTTTCCTGCTGGAGTATCTGCTGTAGGATTAATAATTCCCATTTTCTCTGCTTCTTTAAGAGCGTCTGATATTTGAGTAGCAACCCTCTTTCTAGTTGTCTTATTTAACTCTTTCATAACTCCTCTAGCGTTTTCCTGTAAATAACTAGCAGCTTGTCCGTCTTGAAAGACTGAGCCAACAGCTTTTGGCAATTCTCTTTGTCCTCGATAAAAACCTTGTTCAACTATCTTTTTAAGTGTTCTTCCCTCATCTAATAACCCTGCAACAGTTCCAAAAACTGTCCTCAATGCTTGTTGTTCAGTTACATCTACATCAAGATCAACTTCTGAAGCTGCCTTAAAGGATTCATTCTTAGGGAACATCTTGTCCCAAGTCTGTAAAGAGAAGTCATCTGCCATTGATAAGTACAGTGGAAGCAACTCCTCATGGAAGTCTGTCTTTTCTATTAATATATCCATATTGAGTTTAAGGCTTTCAATATCTTGGGAGAGCCTAGCTGCTTTTACAATATCTCTTTTCTGCCTATTTAATTCTTTAGCAGAGATATTAGAAAAGACTCCTGCCCATTTTTCCCTGAGTGTGTCAATAGCTTTCCAATACATTACTTTCTCTTCTTCAGAGTTGTATCTTTTGACAATAGGAAGTCCTAAGAATTTAGTTGTTGGATCTTCCCAACTGTATAAGTCGTAAGATTCAGGAGTTGTTACATTTTCAGCAAATTCCTCCTCTAGTTCTTCTTCTTCATCTTCCTTTTTATCTATCCAAGAATTATGTACTCTTTCTCCGTCTGCTGTATAAGAGAAAGTGTCATCTTTCATCTCTTTCTCTGGTGCTACCTCTTGATTATCTTGCCCAGAATATATTTTTGCTCCAGATCCGTCTGCTGCAACCTCTATCTGATTCATGTCTCTAAGATATATATCCATAGTTGATTCATCTGCTACAAATCCAGTTGATTTCCTAGCTTCTGCAAGTGTTATGAAACCTGCTTGAACTCCTTTAATGATTCTATCCATTTCAGCGTCCTCATCTTGACTTAAAGCCCTTACACTAGATAAGTCATATTCAAATCTGAAATCAGGAGAATCTTCAAAGTCAGCTAATAAGAGTTGGTTAGTTAATTCAGAAGCTATATTTCTCCACATAGGGATCAACTTCTGTTCAGTAAAGAACTCTCTAAGCTCTCTAACATTAGAATAAGTAGCTCTCTCAAGCCCTGCTCCTAGCCCAGCTAAGATAGCTGGTACACCAAGAGAAGCAGATATTCTCTCTTCATTAACATAACGGAGCTTTCCTATTTCTAAATCTTTAGGACTGAAAGATATTGTCTTAACATCTATCTCCCCTCCAGAGATAACTAGAGGACGTCCTCTGTTTTCTCCTCCAAATCTCCTGCCAAATACATCTGCTATGTTCTCTGCCTCATCTGAGGTCATTCCTAAATCACTTCTAGGACTTATAATTGTTCCGGGAACACCCATATTCTTAACAAGTGCTGCTGCCATTTGTGAAGCTGCACTATCTCCTAGAATCTCAACCATTACAGCTCTTAATGGTGCATAGCCTCTTCTGTAGTTTGCTGGATCTATTCTCTCTCGTAAGTGAATCATATCTTCTCTTGTTATATCTAAAGTCTGTCCCTGTTGCTTATATTCATAATGAGTTATTAAATCTGCCTTAGTTCCTTTTACTTCAACAGATTCAGGCATTAGAGGGAATAATTGAACAACCTCGCCTAATTCATTCCTTAATTTAAGGATAAAAGCGTCTCCAGATACAGCTATTGCAGAAGTTATGTAATTAGCTAATAGGTTAGAAGACATAAAAGGAGACGGCTTTTCATACAACATAGAAGCAGCATGATTCTCTACTATCTCGTCTCCCTCTGGAGTTCTTTGCATGACTACTAACTTAGGCTCAGAAAAGGCAGTCCCTAAAACATTTAGACAAGCTAATGCAGCACTATTGCCCTCTGGGTTCATTTGATCTGTTCCAGAAAAGAAACCTATGTCTGTATTGTATGGAAAGATTACATTAGAAGTAGGCATTGAATACATAGCCTTAGTATCTTGGTTATTAAAAAATTTCCTTATATTATCTGTGAGTCCCAATTAAGTTACACTCCATTTAGTTTTCCTAACTATTCCAAATCTTGCTGCATAAGCAAGAACGTCTACTTGGTCATCATGCTGTCCAGTAGGAAAGCTAGTCAGTTCTTTTTCAAAGTCGTTAAGCCAAGTTGCTCCCTGCCTGAAGTATATCTTCCCGGCTTCTAGTCCTGCTGCTGCTGGTATGGCTCTGGCTACTTTGGACTTATCAGCTTTTAAGTTTCTAATTGGTAAACCTTTTCTCCTAGCCATTTGCACAACACCAAGCCCAAAGCTAGAGTCCTCTACTCCTAGCCAAGACATATTCCACTTATCTATAAATTTCTCCATAGCTGGAATAATGTCAGGAGCTTCTAGTCTTGCTCTTAACAAATCTAATACTAATAATATACCATTATCAGTAATTCCAACTGTTATTATTGCTGAATAGTCTGCTGTCTCTTTAATGCTTAATGCTGTATCCATGCAACCAAAGATCGATAGCTCAGAATGAGGGATTAACTCGTCTCCTACTTTGTAGATAATCTCATCTCCCTGTTTTTCCTCTGTAAAGTAGTTAAACCATTCAGACTTAAATACAGCTCCTACATCAGTAAACTCTGCTAAATACTCTTGAGCAAAAACTAGTGAGCCTAATTCCTCTTTAGCTTGTTCTAGTTCTTCCTCTTTTATTGTTGGATTATCAGAGGTCAGGAAGTGATAAGTTCCCCAGTCTTTTCTTTTCTTACCTTGTTCATATAAATCATAAAACCAGTTGATTCCATTAGGAGTACTGATAAACAGTGCAGAGCCTCCGTCAGTCAGGATAGGTCTAACAGTGTCCCATGTTTCTTTAGATTGATAAGCAGCTTCATCAAAAACAATAAGACTTAAACCACCTGCTCCCCTTAATCTATCAGGCTTATCAGCAGATTTAATCTGTATAGATCCACCATTACTGAACTCAATTCTTTTCTCTACTTCTCTAATTGATATATATTCCTCCGGAAACTGCCTAGCCAATGACTTCATAATCCTAAATGAATCCATAGCTTGAGGATATACAGGAAAGATAACCCAGACTTTTTCTCCTGCCATAGCCTTTTCAAAACATGCCACAATAGATAAACTTGTTTTACCCCACCTCCTCCCAGCTACACAAACGTTAAATCTATGCTTAGTAAGAGCTTTTAATACTTCTATTTGTTTTTCATGTAAAGCTGGAGGTTTTGCTTGAATGACGTTAGTCATTATTCTGGTCTGTTTTCCCAGTCCCAAGCCATTTGAATTGTTGGAGGAACAACTATATTAACATTAGAATTAGCAACTCCTCTAGCCTCTCTCTCTAATTCTGAGGCAGTTATAAAGAATTTTATTAAATCGGCAGCGTCTAACTCGGATAAGTCCATTCCTTGAAGCTTTTGAGCTGCTATTGCTTGGAGGTTTCTAGCCACTCTAATCTGCCTTTCATTCATATCCTCTATTTCTCTTATAGCTAGTTCCCTCTTAATTAAATCTAAATAATCAATATAGGCAAGGATTCTCTCCTGCCAGAAGTGTTTTCTAGCCCATTTCTCTATTTGTGTCTTACTTTTGCCTAACTCTTGTCCAACCCCTCTATATGACCTATTTTCCATATCTCTATAAACAACAAAAGCTTCAAAAGCCTTAGCAGTTTCTCCTGTTTGTCTTTCCCAGAGTTCTGGTATATCTAGTGAATTTATATCAACCATTTTTAACCTTATGTATCTTCCTTAAAAATTGAGGAAAACAACTTAGCATTAAGAAAAGTAATAACCTCAACAAGCCAACAATCTTCATTGTCTTATTTTGTTTTGTTTTTTACTTATCATTGTTTTCCTCAAAACTTTCAATTAATTCTGCCTTATTCCCGGTAAATTTTTCCCATCTTTCTATTATGACGTCACAATAAGCTGGATCTAGCTCAATTGCATAACATTTTCTTTTGGTTTCCTCTGCTGCTATTAATGTTGAGCCACTACCAGCAAAGGGATCTAACACAATATCATTAACTTTTGTTGTTAGTTTTAATAAATATTCTATTAAATCTATAGGCTTCATTGTTGGGTGGTGTTTATTTTTTGTTGGTTTATTAAATTCTAAAACATTTGATTGTTTTCTATCTCCATACCAATTATGCTGACCTTTTATAACCCAACCGTATAATATTGGCTCAGATTTCCAATGAAAATCTCCTCTGCCGAATGTAAAAATGTTTTTAACCCAAATTAATACTGATGAAAGATGAAAATATTTTTTATATTCTTGTAAAAATTCATTATGATACAAATTTGGGTGAAACACAAATATATTTTTCTTTATTGTTGCAGCAATATTTCCAAAACTATCCTCAAGTAATCCCAAAGCTTCATCTACACTATCATTTTCAAGAGTTAATTTATCCTTTGTTTTACCAACATAATCAACTCCGTAAGGTGGATCTGTTAAACAAATTTCAGCATTATCAGGATAAAATTCAATTAATGTTGCATCTCCACAAACTAATGTATGATTTCCTAATTTATATCTATCCCCATATTTAGTATTAGAATCTTTTGGAACTTCAGGAACTTCCTCTTTCTCCTCTACTTCCTCAAAGCCAATTAAATCAAATAAATCATCTTCACTAAATCCTGTAGAGTCCATAAGCTCCGGGACACTAGATACCTCACTCAATAAATCAGCTAATAAGTCGTCATCATAAGTTCCTAATTCTGCAGTCCTGTTGTCTGCTAATGCAAAGGCTTTAGCAGTTATCTCATCATCATCAACATATAGAACAGCTATACTATCCCACCCAAGAGATCGAGCTGCTGCAAGTTGATGATTCCCAGCTATTACTACATTATCTTTAGTTGCAACAATAGGTTTCCTCTGTCCAAACTGTTCATAAGACTTGGCAACTGCTTCTATATCCCCCTGACGTGGATTTTTCTCTAAAAATGATAGCTTGTTTATGTCAACGGATAAAGAAAGCAGAGAGTCATGTATTTTTGCCATAAGGCATTATAGCCCTATTAACTTCTATAGAAAGCCATTAGAGCTGCACTTAATACAGCAAAAGCAGTTATCCACCCCAATAATTCTTGCCGAGACAATTTAGAATTAACTTTTTCATGCAGTTTGTCTATCCTCTCGTTCAATTCCTGTTGCCCAGAATAAAGAAGCATAAGCATTTCCTTATTAGTAAATCCATTCTGATTAGCTGGTTTATTTGTCAATTTCTACCTTATTAACAAAATCCTGAAAATCAGAAGCCAATATCCAGAGAGCCTTGCATATTCCATAAGCACAAACAACAACCCCAAAAAAGATTACAAGAGGAAACCACCATTCCATTAGCTAAAAAACCTTAAAAAATATAATAAAGCAACTACACAAC